GCTGAAACTATTAACAGTGTTACATTCGCTTCGGGTGTTGGATTATCTGGATTCAATTCCTTTAATGGTGCAAATCGTATAGCTGGAATATATGGTCAAGCGCAGATTATTTTTAAATCATCTGATTACGCATTTTTAGGAGGTAACGTAGTATGAGTTTTTTACCAGTAACGGGTCCTAGTAATGTACCACGTTCAGCTCCAAGTGATCTTGTTCTTGATACTATGGTTGATCCGTGGGTGCGGCCAAGCGAATGGTTAGATTTAAATAAACCAGAAGGTGTACCAGAAAAAATTATAGGTTTGATAGCTGTTTATCCTGATAAACTAAAATCTATTAGTTGGTTATCTTTTTTGTGTACCACTGTTGCTGGGGGCGCAGATGCATTGACTATTGATTGGGGTGACGGCACAGTTGAAACAGTGGCATCAAATTCGACTGTTACTCATGTTTATGATTATAATGATCTACCTGCCAATACAGAATTTAGAGGATATCGACAAGCACGATTTGAGCTTACACCTACAGCTGTCGGAGATAAATTTGGGTCTATGATTGACTTTAATAAGGTGGGGCCAGCTACTAGTGCTACTGTTTACTGGGGGTCAGCGATATTAGATATGTTTATTAGTACGTCAAATTGTACTAGAATTAGAATGGGTACAACGTATCCTCAGCAGTTATGTGAACAAATTGCTATTAGAAACACTCCAAATAATCGCCTATTAACAGATTACATTACGTTATACTACTACAAAAGATCTTTGAAATCAATACCAGAAGTGCCGTATTTGAGAGAAGATAATAAGTCACTCGCAAACTCGTTTATTGATTGTCATAGCTTAGAGGCCATACCAGATGAATTTGCAAATCCAGACAAAAATTGGTTTGACGAAAACACAGCCAACATGCAAGGTACTTTTCAAGGTTGCCATAGTTTGAGATATTTACCGCCTGGTTTATTTGGTGACCTTCCAAACTGTACTAGTTTTTATAGAACGTTTCGAAACTGTTTTATGCTAGAGCATATTCCGTATATGGGTATAAGCACTACTGTTTCTGAAGTATGGCTAAGAGAAATGTTTTTACAATGTTCAAGGTTAAAAGCTATACCGCAAGGCTTTAATATATCAAAGGTTAGAGGCAGTCAGGCTCTATATGGGTTGTATGGTACATTTAATGGTTGCAATAGTATTCAAGATTGGTCTCTTTTAAATATAGAACAGCCAGAAACAACGCTGTTTGATATGTCTCTTGCGTTTGGGGAATACTCCGCCTATTTCCCGAACATAGCAGTATTTCCATATATAGGTCAATTTAGTAAGGTTTATGATTTATTCGCCACATTTCAGTATAAAAGTATAAGGCGGTTTAGTTCGCAATACACATATCTCGATTTTACAAATTGCACACGATTAAGACAAACATTCAGTTCGTGTTACTATTTAGAAGAGTTACCACCAATACACGTATCAGCTTTAACTCAATCGTTTTCTTTAGCTTATACCTTTCAAAATTGCTATCGGTTAAGAGAAGTTACTATTGTTGGAATGACAGCAGGTCCGGCCGATGGCGAATATACTAGATGTTTTTTAAATTGTTATGATTTACAAAAAATAAGCGGTATAGATTGGTCTTATACTAATGATTCTGGCGATTTGAGTAGCGCGTTCCAGTCTTGTCGAAACTTAGCGTATATTGATTTTCCAGGTGGACCTACCGATGAAACAGGATTTAAACATTCTGTTGTACTGAGTTATATTCGTTTAGATCGAGATGCAATACTAAATATTTTTAATCACTTATGCACAATAACTCATTCTGCCACTATTGATCTTAGGTACAATAGTTACACTGCTGATTTGACAGCTGCTGATAAACTTATAGCAACCAATAAGGGGTGGACAATATCATTATAATTATGGAAGAAGAAAACGGATTTTATAAACTAGAAGTCGGAACAGAACACTCAGTATTGATCTTTGCTACTCGTTTAGAGAATAAGAATTTTACCTTGGACATTAGTCTAAAGGACACATATGATTACCCAGTCGATGGGTGGACATACTTTGACTCATTGAACGAAGCATGTGAATCTTTTGGTGTAGATCCAGAAGAATTCAGAGAAGATCTTTTTCCAACTGAGGAAGAAATAACATAAATAACACAACTCAAAAACACAAATTGTATAAATAGAACTATGGAAAATACAGAAAAACTTTTTAACGCTCTAGTATCTGGAGATTCTGAAGAAATTCAATCCTCATTCGCCTCTACGGTTGGTGAAAAGATGCAGCAAGCTCTTGATATCCGAAAGGTTAGAGTCACATCAAATGTTTTCAACACACAAGGAGAAGACTAAATGAAATTAATTACAGAGCACTTAGACTCAGTTCAGTATATTACTGAAGCAAACGATAAAGGTGAAAAGAATGTTTTCATCGAAGGCGTTTTTATGCAAGCGGAGCAAGAAAATCGCAACAATAGAATTTATCCTAAAGCAATACTGACAGAAGCAACTGCCAAGTATGTTAAGGAGCAGGTTAAAACTGGAAGAGCAGTTGGTGAATTGAATCACCCTGAAGGTCCACAAATTAACCTAGATAAAGTTTCACATCGTATTACTGAACTTAATTGGAACGGTAATAATGTTGTTGGAAAAGCACTGATACTAGACACGCCAATGGGTAAAATCGTGAAAGGTCTCGTCGAAGGCGGGTGTAAGTTAGGTGTTTCAAGTCGTGGTATGGGTACTGTTGAGAGAAGAGAAAATAAGTCATATGTTAAGAATGATTTTATTCTTAATACGATTGATATTGTTCAAGATCCCTCTGCACCATCTGCCTTCGTTGAAGGTATTATGGAAGGTGTAGAATGGGTTTGGGATAATGGTCTTCTAAAACCTCAGCAAATTGAAAGTTATGAGACAGAGATCAGAAAAGCATCTTCGAGTCGCCTCGCTGAGGCACAAGAAAATATTTGGCAAGATTTCCTCTCCAATCTCTAATCTAAAAAAGAAAGTAAATATATGTCAGAAGATATTATTGAAGACATCACTGAAGAAGCTTTGCTTGAAGATCAGGAGCTTGTGCAGGATACATCTGCCGAAGAAGTTACTGAACAACAAAGCTATTCTGATGCAATTAAAAGCGTTCTTCTAGGAGAATCTAAAGCGTCTAAAAAAGAATCAGATTCCGAAGAGGAAGAAGATGAAAAAGAAGACGAAGAAGATGAAATGGAAGAAGGCTATAAAAAGAAAACTGAATCTGAAGATGAAGACGAAGAGTCTGAAGAAGAAGATGAAGATGAAATGGAAGAAGCTGCTCCTACACCTACTGCTAGTGGTAATGCTACTGATGCTGTTGTCGTTAAAGACGGCGAAGCAGAAGCAGCAAAAACTGCTGATAGCATTACGAAGTCAGAGCCAAAATCTGCTGCTACTCCAAAGGGTACTGGCAAAGCTGCGTCCGTTAAGACAGCAGATGAAGTCGATTCTGTCAAATCAGTTGATAAAGCTGCTAAGACAAAACCTAAGGCAACATCTGAGGATCTTGACATTCTCATCTCAGCTGAAGCAAACTTGACAGAAGATTTCAAAGCAAAGGCATCGACATTGTTCGAGGCTGCCGTATCTGCAAAGATCGTTGCTGAGAAAGAACGCTTGCAAGAAGAGCATGAACAAAATCTAGTTGAAGAAGTTACTGAAATCAGAGAAAGCCTTATTAACAAGATCGATGACTATCTTAATTATGTCGTTGAATCATGGGTTGAGGAAAATCAGGTTGCAGTAGATACTAAACTTCGCACTGAAATCGCTGAAGGCTTTATGGGTTCTCTTAAGGATCTGTTTGTTGAAAGCTATATTGAGGTGCCTGAAGCAAAAACTGATCTGTTTGATGAGCTTGAAAAAGAATCTCTAGAGGTTAAAGAATCTCTAGAAATCGCTACTAACGAAGTGGCTGACCTTTCCGAAAAGGTTGAGGAGCTTACACGCGCTAAAATTCTTGCAGAGCAAACTAGAGATCTTGCTTCTACACAAGTAGAAAAAATGAAGGCTCTTACTGAAGAAGTTGAATTTGTATCCGAAGAAGCATTTGCTGAAAAGGTTGCAACTATCAAAGGTTCAGTATTTAAGTCTTCTTCAAAATCAGAAGATATCGTTGAAGATACACATTCAGAAACTGAAGTTATCGTAGAGGGTGAATCAGGTATTAATGAGAATGTCTCTAATGACATGAAGAAATACCTTTCGGCTCTTACGCGAATCAAAGAAAATAACCCAAACGGTAAATAATTTACCACACTTACAACAACAACAAATAGAAAAATATTAATATGTTTAATTCAGAAACAGACATGAAAAAGTGGGCTCCAGTGCTTGATCACTCAGACGCTGCTCCCATCCAAGACAACTACCGTAAGGCTGTTACAGCTAAGCTTCTTGAAAATACAGAAATCGCTCTTAAGCAAGAGTCTTCTGCATACGGTTCTCTTAACGAGAATCAATCAACAAGTGCTGTAAGCAACTTCGATCCAGTTCTTATCTCTCTTGTACGTCGTGCAATGCCTAACCTTATCGCTTATGATATCGCAGGTGTTCAGCCAATGTCAGGTCCTACTGGCCTCATCTTCGCTATGAAGAGCCGCTATAACGACGGTGCTGCAGAGTCTCCAGCTTCAGATCTTATCTCCACAGGTGATACAGAAGCTCTCGGTCTCAACGAGCCTAATACAGCTTTCTCTGGTACTGCAGGAACTACTGCTGGTGTTGATGGAGAAGCTATCGTCACTGCTACTGGTGAAGTTCTCACTGGTTCTGGCTTCGGCGATATGGGTTTCACAATCGAAAAGGCTACTGTAGAAGCTAAGACACGCGCTCTTAAGGCTGAATACACAATGGAGCTTGCACAAGATTTGAAGGCTATCCATAACTTGGATGCTGAATCAGAGCTTGCTAACATCCTTTCGACTGAAATCCTTGCTGAAATCAATCGTGAAGTTATTCAAACTATCAACGCAGTTGCTAAGCCTGGTTTCCAAAATGAGGTCAACTCTCCTGTAAACAATACCTTTGACCTTGCATCAGATGCTGACGGTCGTTGGGCAGTTGAAAAGTTCAAGAGCCTTATGTTCCAAATCGAGATTGAAGCAAATACTATTGCTAAGCAAACTCGTCGCGGTAAGGGTAACTTCGTTGTTTGCTCGAGCAATGTAGCTTCGGCTCTTGCAGCTTCAGGTGCTTTGGATTACGCTCCAGCTCTTGCAACTAACCTTAATGTTGATGACACCGGTAACACTTTCGCAGGTGTTCTTAATGGTCGCACTAAGGTTTACATCGACCCATATGCAGCTGCTGACTATGTAACAGTTGGATATCGTGGAACTAATCCATACGATGCTGGTATGTTCTATTGCCCATATGTACCACTTACTATGGTACGTGCAGTTGATGAAGAAACCTTCCAACCGAAGATTGCTTTCAAGACTCGTTACGGCATGCAACAGAATCCATTCGTCGGTACAACTACCGGTGTTGGTTTAGTTAATGAAAATCCTTACTTCCGTAACTTCAGCGTTGCTAATATCAACGTTGCTTAATTAAGTAAGTTTAACACTCAACTTTAAGTGGAGGTCTTTCGAGACCTCCACTTTTTTTGTATAAATACAGGTATGACACAGCTAACAGATAACTTTAATATGCTATCTCCTACGGGTTTTAGACTAACAATTGAGGCACCCACGTTCTCAAACTTAGAATACTTTATAACAACAGTCAATCTACCTACAGTCAATTTGCCTGAAGTTTCGGCTGGTTATAAGAACTACCAGGGCTTCGTAGCAGGTGATACTCTTACGTACGATGCAATTGATATACAATTTCTTATCGATGAGGATATGAAAAATTATGTCGAGGTATTCAATTGGATGAAAAGTAATGCAAATGATAACACTTCGACTAAACATGATATCATTTTAACGATATTGTCTAGTCACAATAATTTAAATAAGCAAATTCGATTTGTCCGTGCAATTCCAACTTCTTTGGGAGGTGCAGAGTTTACTACTCAAGCAACAGATATTGAATATCTGCAAGGTACAATATCATTTAGGTACGATTACTTTGAAATAATTGCGTAGATTTACTTTATAAATAACTATATATTATGATACTTGATGAAATACTAAAAATGTGGGGTGAAGATGTTAAAATCGACGACCTCAATCTTGATGAAGAAACAACGAAGTCTGCCAAACTTCACTCTAAGTACCTTGAGTTATTCTCTCTAGCTAAGTTACAATTGAAGAGGAATGAGATGGAACTTAATACAGTTCGTAGAGATAAATGGCTTTACTATAACGGTAAGATGACAAAGGAAGAGATTGATAAAAGATCGTGGAAATATGATCCATTTGATGGTATGTCAAAGCCTTTAAAATCCGATATGGAAATGTTCTATAAAACTGATGAAGATATCGTTCGTGTAACAGGTAAAATTGAATACCAAAAGACTATGGTGGAAACTCTCGAAGAGATTATGAATAACCTTCGGTGGAGGCATGGTCATATTAAGAACATCTTAGA